CCGTTTAATAGACGGCAAGCCAGGGCTAATAATCTCGCCTAAATGTAAAATGGCTAGAAAAGGGCTTGCTGGCGGATATTGCTATAAGCGCATACAGATAGCCAACGATGAGCGTTATAGAGATAAGCCTGATAAAAATATTTATTCACACGTGATTGATGCTGCTGGTTATGCGATGTTAGGCGGTGGTGAAGGCAATAGAATAGTAACTGGTGAGCAAAGCATGACGCCTGAAGAGGCTAGAAAACTTTATATCCAAAACTTGCCACCAGATGCGAGGAAATATATTGATTTTAACTTTGGAGGGTTTTAATGGCAACTCCAGAACGTAAAGAATTTGAAGACGCCTATATGGCAGCGATAACGCATTGGTCGCCCTTTTTGGTAGAAGCTGAGAAGGATCTTAATATGGCACTTGGCGATCAATGGGATGTTGAAATGAAGGCGTATCTAAAGCAAAGAAGACGTGAAGCCTATGTCTTTAATAAAATTCATAGAATTATTAAACTTATAACGGGTTTCCAGCGTAAAAATAGACTCTCCCTAAAATTTGAGGCTTTACTCGGCGGAGATAGTCAGACCGCATCGCAGTTCACTAAGGCAGTTATGTGGCACATGCAATATGCTGGTGGCTATCAAGAGATGAGCGAGGCTTTTGAGAAAGGCGCTTTGATTACAGGAATTAATTTAGTCCATCTTTATGTTGACCGTTTAACAGACCCAATTAACGGGGATATCAGGTTTTCCAGATGCCCTTATAATAGCTTTTTGCTTGATCCAAATATGACCAAAAAAGATTTGAGCGATTGTGCTTATATTTTACGGCGGAAGTATTTATCAAAGGAACAGGTAAAAGCGCTGTTGCCCTGGGCGGAGAAAGATATTGAGCTAATAAAGCCAACAAGCAACGATGAAAAGTTTCCTCAGTTAAAGCCAGCATCTAAAAGTTATTATGCCTATGATGAATTTTGGCGCATGGATACTAAGAAAATATGGCTGGCGACTTTACCAGATGGAAGTTTTAAGCAGTTTGAAGATAAGAAGGAGATAGAGCAATTATTTGAAATATATCCTCCACTAGCCGAGCATATAAAAATAATCCCTTCATGGAAAAAAGTAATTAAACTCCAAGTTTTTGTGCAGGGCAATTTGCTTTATGATGGTGATTCTCCCTGGATTTCAGATAATTATCCCTTTGTGCCTGTCTGGGGATTTTTTACGCCAGAGGCTAAAAATTCAGAATTGAAGGTGTTTGGGATAGTAAGGGTTGCCAGAGATCCACAAACAGAAGTTAATAAACGCAGAAGTCAAATGATAGATATTATTGAGTCAACGATTGCCGCAGGATGGAAGGCAAAAGAAGGGAAACTCGTTGATCCAAATGCATTATACCAAAGCGGGCAAGGGCTAGTGGTTTGGCTTAAAGAGACCGCTAATATGGAAGATGTGCAAAGGTTGGACCCACCGCAAATTCCAGCGGGATTATTCCAACTTTCAGAGGTTTTTGATAAAGACGTTTACGAGAATGTTGGCGCTAATGCCGAGCTTTTAGGGTCGCCTGAAAATGAGAATATTCAAATTGCTGCCTTATTAAGTAAATTAAGGCAAGGTAGCGGTTTAACGATACTCCAAGACTTGTTTGATAGTTATAGAAGCTCAAAAAAGTTATTAGGCATGAAGTTGTTGCAGATGATACAGGAAAATTATACGCCTAATAAAGTTCAGCAGATTATTGGTGAACCGCCAACACAATTGTTTTTTAACAAGGATTATGCTAAATATAATTGCACACCAGCAGAGGGGATTCTCACGGACTCTCAGCGTCAGATGTATTTTGGTCAACTCGTTGCCTTGCAGCAAATGGGCGTGCCGATTCCACCATCTGCTTTATTGGAAGCAGCGCCTATTCAAAACAAAGAGGAGCTTATTCAGTTTGTTAAAGCTGCCGAACAGGAACAGGCACAACAGGCACAGGAAAATAAACAACTTGAAGATATTATTAAGCAAGTTAATATTGCTAAGATGCAAGCTGACCTTGCTAGGGCGCATGAAAGAGTATCTCAGGAGCAGGAGAACCGAGCGAATGCTTTACTTGATAGAATAAAGGCGATAAAAGAGCTTGAAAAAATTGACGTGGAAAAATTTAAGATGTTGGCTGATGCTTTACATACGATGGAACTTGCAAAGGAAAAAAGAGAGAAAATAAAGAAACTTTTAACAACGAGGTAAAGTATGTATAAAGAACTTGCAAAGGCGCTTAATTATAAACCTAAAAGCGGGCTGGTTATTGGTGATTTAAGAGAAGAGCTTGCCAGAGATACCATCCTTAACTTGGAGAAGGTTATTAACGCCAACAAGCACAGAGATGAGTATTATCTCCTTGTCCATGCTGGCAATTTTGGTAAAAATATTAAGACGACGATTATGATAAGCGATAAAGAACCGCCAAAACTTTTGGGAACTATTTGCTTAAGAGTAAACAACGTTAAAAGTAGGGTTGACAGGCTTTGGGTTTTGCCCTATGATATTCCTAAGGATGATGGGGATTTATCAGATATAGGGGTAGAAGAAGTTTTTAAGTCAATTCAGGGAATACCTTTAAAATATTAAATAAAAGGAGCAAACTATGAATAATAATCAAATACAAAGTGGAGAGCCAACTCCACAAAATCAAGGGCAAGGACAGGAGCAAGGGCAGCAACAACAGCAGCAACAGGCTCAAAATCAAGGGCAAGGGCAACAACAGGAAGTAGATATTATCCAGCAGATGCGTGAAGAGCTTGAGGAGCTAAAACGACAGAACGCTGCCTTGCAAGCACAACTTGCCTTTTTTGGAGGGCAACAGCCTGTAGGAGAGCCAACTCCACAGGAACAGCAGGGACAGCCTCAAGACCCTTTTGAAGGGCTAGAGGACGATGATGTTCTTACTGTTGCCGATGTAAAAAAGCTGATGGCACAAGTTCAGAGACCAGCGGTAGATCCAAATCTTTATAAAGAAATTCAGATGCTCAAGTTGTCTGTTCAAGAGCCAAATTGGCAAGATATAATAAAGAATTATTTGCCTGATATGATAAATTCTAATCCCTTACTAGGGCAAATGATTCAGAATGCGCCAAATCCACTGGAAGCTGCATTGCACATTGCTAAACTTAATCCTCGCTATCAGCAGCAACAACAGCAACAACAAGTGCCTCAGCAACAATCTCAACAAATTATTGATCAATTAATTAATAAACCTGCCTCGCCAGATCAATTTGGCGGTGGCGGTGGAGTAAGTAAGGCAGACAAGATAGCATCCATGAGCGATGAGGAGTTTGATAAATACGTTCAGGATGTTTTATCTGGTAAAGTATAAAAACCTTTAAAGGAGGGGTATTATGGCTTTAACAACTACAGCACAAATAGATCCTGCGGTGCAGGTCTTTTATGATAGAGTCCTTTTAAGGGCTGCTTATCCAAAGTTAGTTCATCTTAAATTTGCCCAGCATGCTAGGCTGGATAAGAAACACGGGAACACCTACAAGTGGAGGAGATATGCTCACCTTGCCGATGCAACTGTTCCTCTAACTGAAGGCGAGACTCCACCAGGGCAACAGTTATCTAAGACTGACCTGACTGTTCAGGTCAAAGAATACGGCGACTATGTTCATATTACTGACATGGTTGACCTAACTGTTGAAGATCCTGTTTTAACTATTGCTGCTGACTTGCTCGGAAAACAGATGGGCAAGACTTTTGATAGCTTGATGAGAGATATTCTCGCTGCTTGTGCTAGTTCTACAAACGCTGCTGGTGGTTCTAATGGTAAGACTCCAACTGAAATTACTACTGCCGATATTGATGGGGTAGTTAAAACTCTGTTAAATAACGATGCTGAGCCAATTACTGAGATCGTTAAAGCAGGTCCTGGTCAAGGCACAATGCCTGTAAGAGCTGCCTTTTATGGCATTGCTCATACAGAGTTAATTGATGACCTTGAAGCTTGCACTGGTTTTATCCCAGTAGCTCAGTATCCACGTCAAAATGATGTTGATGATGCCGAGTGGGGTTCTATTAAAAATACACGCTGGTTGGTAACTTCCAATGGTTACAAGGACACGAGCGGAACTGACCCTGTTTACCACTTGCCAATAATTGGCAAGGACGCCTATGGCGATGTTGAGCTGACAACTGCTAAAAACATCGTTAAACCTTTTGGCAGTGCTGGGACTGCTGACCCATTGAACCAGAGGGCAACTTCTGGATGGAAGGCGGTTTGGGCTGCCAGAATACTTAACGATAACTTTATGCATGTGTTAAAAGTGACACATAGTTAATTAACCGCCTCTCCCTAACGGGAGGGGCTAAAATTTATTAAAGGAGCGCAATATGGATTTAGAAGCCAAAAAGAAATATGAAGAGCAACGTGCAAGGATAATGAAAAAAAGACAGGAGTTAGCTAAAAAACTAGCTCGGGAGAAAAAGGTTAAAGTTATATTTCAGAACCTTGAAGATCCTGTTGACGTTGAATTTACATATGAAGGTGTAAAAACTTATCAGTTGAAACATGGTGAAGTGGTGGAATTACCTGTGTCTGTTTTAAAGCATTTAATGAGTTTAAAAGTGCCTGTTTACCGTTATGAAGTAGATAAAAAGACAGGGCAGTTAAAACCTGTTACAAAAGTCGCTGAGTGGCGGAATAGGTTTGCTTTTGTGCCTGTTGATGAAAAAGATGTAATAGGCACAGGAAACACGGAGAACTAAGATGGAATGGACTTTGGCAGATATAAGAAAGAAAGTAAGGCAATACACGGGGCTGTTAGCTACGCAACAGATAGCGGATGCTGTAATTGATGATGCTATTAATGATTTTTACGTTAATGAGTTTCCTTTACTGGTAAGTTCTACAAGTTTAAGCCAGTGGTATGAGTTTAATACTACAGCGGGAGCGGGTGAGTATCCACTTGAAGTAGATATTTTAAATATCCTTTCACCAGTTTATGTAAACGATTATCCCTTGTTTTTTACGAGGGATAGAGGTTTATTTTTTGGTAATTATCCTTTAGATGAACCAGCACAGCAAGGAAAACCTTTTGCTGCCTTTTTAGATGATGACAGGACGTTATATTTGCGCCCTGTCCCTGATGCAGAGTATAATGTGAGAGTTTTAGTAGTTAAAAAGCCAACAGCGCTTGTAAACGATACAGATAAACCGCTTGACCCTGCATGGGGGCGGGCAGTTGCTGTTGGCGCTGCTATTCATCTTTTATTAGAAGAGGGCGACAAAGATGCTGCTAATGAGCTGAGCGATTTATTAGGAGCGCTTTTAGGACAAATTAATCGTAAAGCAACTCTTTTCTCTGCTACTAAAGAGGCAATAAGGAGTTTTTAAATGTGGGATAAGAATAAGCCTGCAGGCAATCAAAAAATAAGACTCTCCGATGAGGAAATAAGGGCTAACTGGGCAGCGCTTGAAGATGCGCTGTCTAGGGAGCATATTTTCCCTGGGACTGAGGGAGAGGATGCTGGAGAGCATAAAGCTTTAACTTTAAGGCAACAAAGCTCAGCACCTAATACAGGTTCTGGTAAGGTGGGTATTTATCCCAAAGATGATGGACATTTATATTATGTAGACCCTGATGGCAATGAGTTTAAAATATGGCATGAAGGCAATGACGGCGAGAATAGCGGGCTTGATGCTGATACAGTGAGAGGTGTTGAGCCATCAACTTTAGCCAAAAAAGATTTAAGCAATGTGGATGATAACATGGTTTTAAACAAGGTAAAAAATGTTGATGGTAGTGGGAGTGGTCTGGATACTGACTTTATTAGAGGACTCCCTGGAGATTTTACCTGTTCATTGGCTGAGAATGGTTATGCAAAGTTTCCTAATGGATTGATAATTCAGTGGGGAAGAGTAAACGATGTTCAACAAGCAACTGTAAATTTTCCGATAGAGTTTCCTAATGCGTGTTTAAATGCTCATGTTACGCAACTTTGGAATAATACTTCAACTAAATATACTCCGAGAGTTTTAAGTTATAATAAATCTTCTATAACAATTTGGTGGGGATCTGATTATTCAACAGGTGCTGATATGTTTTGGTTAGCAATAGGATATTAAGCCATGAGTAGCTACCAGCCTTTTTTAATAGCAGATTTTAGAGAAGGTTTATTATTAGACCGTGAACCCTGGCTTTTACCGCCTAAAGCTTTTGCACGCCTTAAAAACGCTCAATTAAAAAGAGGAGTTCTTAAAAAAAGATTAGGTTATACTTTATGGCAAAAATTTCCTCATGCAGTTAAAAATGAACCTTTAGTTGAGTTAATATTAGATGGGGGATACTCAAATAGTGATTTTGAACGAACAATAGATGGCGGGTTTGCAGACAGTGAATTTAATGAAACAATAGATGCCTTGCGAACTATTTGGGGACAGCTTATTAATAAACCAATCCAGCCAAAAAGTCTTATTTTCAGTGACGGTTCTCAAATTATTACAGACGATGGTAATGGCAATTTAATAGGTGATGGGAGCGGGACAGTAAATTATGATACGGGTGAATATGATATATTTTTTAATGAGCCTACAAGCGGGACTTCAATTTGTGATTATCAATATTATCCAGGTTATCCCATAATGGGGATTTATAACTTCTATACCTCAACTGGTGCTTCTCAACTACTAATATTTGATACTAAAAGGATGGCTAGATATGATTCACTTGATAGGCGTTTGATAGATATATGCGAGCAAGATGTTTGGACAGGTGGTGAGGCTGATTATATTTGGACTGAAATTATAAATGATAAAATGTATATTACCAACAATATTGACCGTATAAAATCATGGGATGGTAGTAATTTAAAAACTCCAATTTTAGATATAGACGGTGACGGACAAAATGATATAGATTGTTGCCTTTTAATTTTTAATTATAAAGGGCATATGGTTTTATTGAGGACGACTGAAAATGGGACTTTATATGCGCAAAGAGCAAGGTGGTCAAAGGCGGGTTTACCAGAAGATTTTACCAATGATGGTTTTGTAGATGCGCCAACGCTTGATTGGATTGTAGGCGCTGACTTTTTAGGAGATGATTTAATAGTTTTTTTTGAGAGAAGTATTTGGGCGTTAAAATATACACATGATCCAGATTTGCCTTTTAGGTGGGAGAAGATAGTTTCAACTGATGGTGCTTATGCTACTTTCTCAGTGGTTTCTTTTAGCAATGAATTATTAGCACTTGGGGCGACTTCTTTAATAGGCACTGATGGATTAGATAGTTATTCAATAACAGAAAAAATCCCAGATATTATTTTAAATATTAACGCAAATAAATTTCATTATGCTTATGCTGTTATAATAGAAGAAAATAATGAAATGCTAATGTTTTATCCTCCTGCAGGAGAAGAGAGGAATAAAGAAATATTAGTCTTAAACTACGATGACAATGCATGGAGTATCTTTACTTTAGAAGGAACGGTTTTTGGCTATTTTGAGCAGCAGAGCGATTTAACATGGGACGATATAGATAAAACTTGGGATGAGATTGAATGGGCTTGGGATGATAAAGAAGTCCAAGCGGGATATCCTACAACTTTAATGGGTGGATATAATGGTGAGATTTTTATATTAAATAATGATGGGAATGATAATGGAAAATCTATTGAGTTTGATGTGGAGACTGGATGGTTAAATCCTTTTATAAAAGAAGGGAGACAAACAAGATTAGGATGGGTGGACTTTTTAGTTACGAGAGATCCAAATATATCTTTAACTGTTGATTTTTACGTTGACCATTTAACATCTCCTTATGTATCACAGACGATAACTTTTGATGACGGCTCAGATGAGGAGAAAATTTGGATAAGAGCTTATGCTGGTGCTAGGGGTAGGTCACATAAAATTAAATTACATCATAAAGCAAGCGAACAAACACCTGAAATTCATGCGATGATGTTTTATTTTAAGCCAGAAGGTAAACTTTAAAAGGAGGAAAATATGGCAGTAAAAATACAATTACGCCGAGATACTGCTGCTAATTGGAATTCCAATAATCCTATTTTAGCAGAAGGTGAAATCGGTGTTGAGCTAGACACCAACCGTATGAAAGTAGGTGATGGTTCTACGCATTGGAATGATCTTCCTTATACTTTTGAGAATTATTATGTTAAAATAGGGGAGACGGTTGCTAATGCAGATAAATTAGACAATCAGGATGGGAGTTATTATACAAATGCCAATAATTTAAGTGCTGGAATAGTGCCAGTAGAAAGATTAAGTGGAACTTACAATATTGACATAACAGGAAATGCAGATAAAGTTGATAATTTTGATGCCTCTCAATCTCCACAGGCAAAACAAATACCTGTTCTGAACTCTAGTGGCCAACTTTGTTTACCTTTTATTCAAACTCCAATTCTAGTTAACGGTCAAGATATGATGCATAGAACTTTCTATGTTGATGCAGAAAACGGCGATGATAATAATAACGGCTCTAGTTCTGCGCCATTTAAAACTATAAAGAAAGCGTGTGATAGTATACCTAATGGTGGATATGGAACGATTTATTTATCAGCTGGTCAAATTTTTCATATAAGTGTAAGTGTTGGTCTTAATAATAAGACTATAATAATGTATGGAGACGCCTCTAATAACTCTAAAATTATATTTGATACATATAATGATGATAATTACAATTATAGTAGATCTATAGGCTTATCAAATTCAAGATTAATGATAAGATATTGTATATTAGAAAATGCTGAGAAATCAGATTCTAACCTACCTTGGGCAGTTAATGATTGGTCACCTCCTATATTAAACAATAAAAATGGATATATTCAACTTTATAATTGCACTATAAATCAAACAAATAAATATTTTATAACTACTCGGACAGGATTCGGGGCTGTACATCTAGCTACGTGTGATATTAATTTCTCTGGCGATGCAATTGCATTAGTAGATAGCGGTGGTGGGAACTGTGCCTTTAGTTTATATAATTCAACAGCAACAACTGGATATAAATGGATAGATGGTGGGACTATAGGACAAAATGTAATTACTCATCTTTCTTCTCTTGATACTTAGGAGGTAACTTATGATAACCATAAAATATAATGGTAAAACTTATTCTAATTTTGAAAATATAGGTGATTTAATAAATGCTGGTATTCCAGAAGATGTAATATTAGAACATCTAAAACAAGATAAACTTTCTCAATTAAAACAAGAACTACAAAATTTCATTTATTCTCATTATGATCAAGGAACTCAAGCTAGTTTTTCAGCTTTATATCAACAAGCAAAAGAACAGAATAATACTAACGCTCTTACTCAAATCCAAAAAGTATGGGATTGGATTCAATCTGTATTAGATTATTACTATTCTAAGAAAGAAGCAATTAAAAATGCTACTACACAAGATGAGTTAGACAGTATTACATGGGACTGGTCAACAGTAGAAGAGACTGAACATGTTGAATTAAGAGATGTTATACAACTATTAAATCAGTAAAGGAGAAACGTTATGATAAAATCGATTAAATTTTTGATTATATCACTATTAACAATATTCCTTTGTTTTAATTGTTACGCTTTTTCAACTCTGCCACAAGATTATGCAAGTTCATATTCACTTTCAATTGTCAATTTTGATTCTTATCCTGTTCAAACATTTAAATATACTCTTCAGTTAGAGGAAAGTGGTCTTTATACCTTACTAGAAAAACGTATTGTAGGCAATCACAGTTATGAATATCCTATTCTATATGGCGTTTGGTATATCAATCCCGATAATGAAACGCTAGTTTTAAACGTTAATGGTTTAGAAATACCTTTTAGTTGGGATGATGGTGTTATTGTAGCAAACAGCAACACTTTAGGTGGATTAGCAGTAATTGCTTATAGTAAAAACAAACTGTGCACTTTTAATCTAATGGGTATGTGTCAATATGATATTATTGGAGATGATAAAGCTAATGTTGGCGAAATAAAGACTTATTATGTTACAACTAGCTCTCAAAATTGTTATTACAATATAGATGTAGATAACAACGCTACTATTCAAGAGATTAAATATAGTGATACTGGTGATGCGATAGTTACTGTGAAATTTAATGATAGTGGTGATACAAAGATAATTGTTAATAATACAGTTTTTGATGTGAACGTCATTGAAAATAATCAAGAATAAGGAGAGAGTTATGCCATTTATAGGCGAATTAATAACAAAACCATTGCCTTTACGAGTTGAAAGTCGAAAATTATTTAGAATTATTCCATATAAAAAAAAGATAATTGAATGGGAAGTATATGAAGATTTTGGCTATAAAGACAATGAATTAGGTATAACAATTATTGTTCCAAAAGGCGCAAAGACTGATTTTGCCTCAATTCCTAGAGTATTTTGGAATATCTTACCACCGTGGTATCCGACTTACGGTGAGCCTGCCGTTATCCATGATTATTTATACCGTAATGGGTTATATAATAGAAAGACTGCAGATTTAATATTTTTGCATGCAATGCAAGAATCAGGAGTAGTTTTTTGGAAACAAATAGTTATGTATAAAGCAGTTAGATTGTTTGGTAAATCAGCATATAAGGAGAGATAGTTAATATGGCTAGGGTTCCAATTCCACCAGTCAAATTACCCTGGAGAGAGAAGGATATTCAATCAGGTGACCATAAACTTTTGGCGGATTATTTAAAAGTTTTAGTGAAGTCGCTTCAAAAGAGATTAGAAGAGATTGGAAATATTGTAAATATTAATGACAAATATAATACTGGCGACATGCTTAAAGCCGATTATGACCCTGATAATGATGGTAAGGTAGAAAACGCTGACCATGCTGATAACGCTGATTTTGCAACAAATTCTGATAAAGTAGATAATAAAGACGCAACAGATTTTATTAATATAGATGGTTCAACTTCTCCTACAACAGATATTGATTGGGGTGGGCATAAAATAACTAACCTTGGTTCTCCAACAGATATTTTGGATGCAGTTAATGAGGAATATCTTGCTAAAGCAGTATCTACAATTGGGTCAAGATATTATATGACTGATGATGATTCTGGCATAGAAGATTATAAATTATGCTCTATAAATCCATCATCTAGTTCAGAGCAAAGTATTTCAATAACAGATGTTGTAGATGGGCAATATATAGGGGGGTGGATTTCTCCTAATACTGGAGAACCTTCAAAACTATTAACAGGGGTATTTAATTGGAGAGTTTATGTAGAAAAAACTGGGGGGAATAAGACACTAAGATTATATTGGAAACTTGTTGAAAGAAAAAGTGATAATTCAGAAGTTGTTATTGGAACATCTATTATTAGCAATGAAATAATTACAGAGAAAAATTCTTATATTATTCCATTAACATTAAGCTCTGACTATGAAATTGCTTCAGATAGTTATATAGTTGGAAAAATTTATGCTTCAGTTACAGGAAATGGGAACAATCCATCTTTAAAAATATATTATCAAGGCAACTCAGCTTCTCACTTTCAAATTCCAGTTAATACTGAAATATTAGATAATAGATTTTTAAGTAAAGAAGTTTATGACCCTGATGGTGATGACAAGGTAGAAAATGCAGACCACGCTGATAATGCAGACAAAGTTGACAATTTTGACGCTTCGCAGACTCCACAAGCTAATACTATCCCTGTAGCAGGTAGTAATGGAAAACTTGATGAAGGTTGGTTGCCAGATACTTCAAGTTCAGCAGAAGATGTAAGTTATGATAATACTAATTCTGGTTTAGTAGCTACAAATGTTCAAAACGCAATAGATGAGGTAGATAATGAAATAGATAAGATAAAAAATGGCACTACTACTGTAGGTAATGCTGACCATGCTAATAATGCCGACAATGCTACTAACGCTGATAAGTTAAACAACCAAAATAGTAGTTATTATACAAATGCCAGTAATCTTAATGCTGGCATAGTGCCTAGAGCAAGATTAGATGGAACATATGATATTGATATAACTGGGGATGCTCAAACTTTACAAGGGAAAAGTCCATCAGATTTTGCAAGTTCAACTCATACTCATATTTTAGAGAGTTTGAGTAATGTAACTATTTCAAGCCCTACAAATGGACAGGTTTTAGGCTATCAAGATGGGATATGGGAAAATGTTGATGTTTATTATGTTTGTCCAGAAGATTATGGAGCGATAGGGGATGGATCTCATGATGATAGTTCAGCTTTTCAGGACATGTTTGATGCAATACAAAACAAAAATGTAATAATAGTTTTAGGAGCTAAACAATATAAATTAACTAGACAAATTAATGTTAACATAAACAAATCATTAAAAATTTTAGGGTGCGGAATAGAAACAACTAAATTGTATTTTTCTTCATTAGCTGATAATTACGGTTTTTATGTAACATTAGGCTCAGATGTAGAAACGAATTTAACTTTACAAGATTTTAGTATATTAACAGCATTAAATGATACAAGTAAAATGGCTTTTTATATAAAAAGTAATTCTGACCAATCTGATTTTTATAAATTGTTTGTAGATAAAATTCAACTTAGAGGCTCTAGTCCTCCAAGCAATGGTTGGGGAACAGGATTTTATTTAAAGAATATAAATAATACTTGTTTTTCCAGATTTTGTTTTGTTGGTAAAGGACATTATAACAATAAGGATTTAATTCCAGATAGTATATGTGCGATATGTTATGATGGTGCTGATATAGCTGCAACTGGGCATTATATAGATACCAGTTTTATTTGGATTGTGGATAAAGCTGTTCAATGTAAGAATCATATAGAGGGTTTTCATATAAATTTAAGTGAATTAGTAGCAGTAAATTATGGGTTAGAGACTAGTAATCTTACAGGATTAAGACCTTTATTTAATGTAATAAATAGCCATATATCAGCTAGAAAATCGTGCTTATATTTAAAAAATATTGCACAAAGTCAAATTGTAGGTAATCTTTTTTATTCTAGGGAGTATAATGCGGAAAATTATTTTATTGGTGTTTATTTGATAGATTGTCAAACTGTTCAAGTTTGTAATAATAATTTTGCTAAAAATCATCATACGAATTTTTGGGGTATAATTATAGAGGGTAGTAATAGTAATTATAATTTTATAGGTCATAATATTTTTCAAGCTAGTGGAGATTCTGGTTATGATAATGGTGGAATATGGTTTAAAAATGGAACTGGTGCAGAGAATAGAGCTTTAACAGAAGATAACTATATTTGGTATGGCTCATTTAATTATAAGATTTTAGATCAAAGGTAAACGGTAAAATGATTTTATTTATATCAAATAGCGGAGAATGTTTACCAATAGCTTATAGGATACAGAAAGAAGGCACGGAAGTTAAGGTATATCTGCATAATCCTAGATACAAGAAAAATTATGATAATATTATCCCTAAAGTAGGACTAAAGGACTTAAAACGTGCTGTTAAAAAGGCGGAACTTATTATTTTTGACATTACTAGGGTTAATGAGAAGACTCGCCAAGATATTGCCTTGCTTAAGATGTTTGGCGTGCCTAAGAGTTCTCCGACGGTTTTTGGTCCTGTTGCAGACAAAATGAAAGCGATGGGTAAAAAGGTTATTGGAGCATCTACATGGACTGAAAAAATAGAGATGGATAGAAAATTGGGAACTGATATTGCTAAAAAAATAGGATTAAAAGACCCTGAGACGGTGGAATTTTCCTCGTTAAAAGAGGGAATCAGATTTTTAAAAACAGAAGGCAGAAAGGATTTATGGGTGTTTAAACCTGAGAATAATCTTGATCTTGACATGACTTATGTTGAGAAGTTTCCAGGGGAGCTAGCTGATAAGATTGCCAATGAATACCGCCAGAGGTTAGGAACAGATAAAATAGAATTTATCTTACAAAAGCGGGTGGAAGGGATTGAGATTTCAACGGAGATGTGGTTTAATGGTAAAGATGCTGTCCACTTTAATCACACGATAGAAGACAAGCGGTTAATGAATTTCAATTTAGGACCTGCAATTGGTAGCCAGAGCAATACGGTCTGGATTAAAAAAGATGAGAATGGGTTGTTGGTTAAGGAGCTTAAAAGACTTATTCCTTATCTTAAGAGGGCGAATTATATAGGTCCTGTTGATATAAATGCTATTATTAGCAAAAAAGATCATAAACCTTACTTTTTAGAGTTCTCGCCTCGCTTTGGTTATGACGCTATATATTGCCTTTTGACGCTTATCAAAGGCGGTTTGACGGACTTCTTTCTAAATAGATTTCAAACTGAATTTTATTCTGGCTTTGCAAGTTCACAAAGAATAACGATCCCACCCTTTCCTTATGCGGATAAAGAATTGCTTGATGTTATGGCAAAGGATATCCTTATTAAAAATAAGCTGGAAGATTTTTGGATGGAAGATGTTTACATGGATGATAAAGGCAATATTCGATGCGCAGGGTCTGATGGGATTATTGGAGTAGTAGCTGAGAGAGGCAATAGTTTAGGCGGGTCTGTTGGGAATGTGTATAGGAAAATTGATAAATTAAAGATTGCTTCCTATATCCAATACCGAACCGATTTGGGTAAAAGAAGCAGCAAAGCTTTAAAAACCTTTAAAGAGTGGGGGATTTCAGTTTTATGAGTAATTTACGTTGGGTAAGGGCTAAAACTTTTTTAAAAATACCACCACATCTTTTTAAAATTAAGGGCGTTAATATAAGAATAGATAGAGTTTATGCTTTTGATTATATAGCGCAAGACCCTTATAATTTGTTGTTTTTGTTAGAAGACGAAAAAAGAAAAGTGAAAGGTTTTTGTTGGTCTATAATCAATCCTATTGATAATGCCCTTCACGTAAATATTTTATCCGTTGAAAAAGAACTTTACAATAAAGGGATTGTCAAACAGGTCTATGATATGTTAAAGAAGATTAAAGACAAGCTGGGATTAGATAAGATTGAGTGGCGGACAACAAGACCAAAAGCCTTTGAAAGATTAATAAATGCAAAGCCAATAGCGACAATTATGGAGGTTTAAGATATGGGCAGTGTAAGCCATGCATTATTTGGCAGTAAGCCAAAAGTAAAGACTAAAAAGGTAGAGCGCTTAACCCCAGGGCAGATGGAGTTGCTGAATGAGTTGACTAATCTGCTCAAAGGACAGTTGGGGAAAGGCATTGAGCCGTATCCAGGGCAATTAGTTCCAGGTCCATCAGATATACAACAGCAGATATTTGAATTGGCTGGGGGTGATCTTGGCGGACTTATGAAACAAGGTGCTGATTATATCTCCCAGTTAATGCAACAGCAATTTAATCCTGAAGAGGCGCAAGAGTATTGGCGGCGTGCTTATGTAAGTCCTGCTGAGCGTGCTTGGAAAGAGACAGTAGTCCCAGAAGTTATGGAGCGTTATGCAGGGGTTAATGCTTTAGATAGTGGCGCTGCAAGGCGGGCATTAGCAAAAAGCTGGGGTGATATTCAAAGTCAATTAAACGCTGAGCTTGCTAAAATATTATGGGGTGAAAAACAGAGTCTAACGCAAAGACAGGACACAGCATCTCAGTTAGGGCTAAATTTATTACCACAAGTAATGGGCATAGGAGAGGAACAGAGAGGCATAACTCAAGAATTAATGCAAGAGCCGTATCAAAAGTGGCAAATGAGTCAGGCATGGTCAAACCCCTGGTTGCAATATCTACCAGTGGCTTTAGGAACGAATCCTTACCAAATAAACACCTACACAACAGGCGGTGGTGGCGGTTTATTTGGTTCATTGCTGCCGACAGCAGGTAGAATGGGTATGGGTGCATTAGCAGGACATTTTATTCCAAAAGTGGGAGCTGCAAAAGGCGCTTTGTTGGCTTTACTGTAAAAATAATGCTCTTTTAAGGTGCTTTAAAATTAAAACAGGTATTACAACATATGAAATTGAGTAAACACCGTTTAAAAAGCCATTATTAAATTCTGATAATTATTTTAATAACTTATAAGGAGTAAAAAATGTATATAGGGCATTTACCTGATAGATGGTCTCAGTTAGGCGCTTTATTAGGCGCTGGGATGGCGCAAGGGCTACAAAGTTTTAGGCAGAACTGGGCAAAAGAGACAGCGCTTAATAAATTACAGGAGATTTTAAGCGGTGGTAATTCTGTTACTCCTCAGCAGTTAGTTAAAACATTAGCGCAAATGCAAGATCCTCTTGCAAAATTATATGCTCTCCAGATGTTTAAACAGGTATCAGGGATAATAGATCCTTCAAAGCAGTGGTTAAAGATGGGTCCTGGAGATATATATTATAATTGGGCGACAGGAAAGTTAGTGAAAGCGCCTGAAAAACCAATGAAGGTGAAGGAGGGGGAATCGATTGTTGACCCTAATACTGGAAAAACAATTTATAAAGGCAAGAGACATCTTACTAAGAATGACGTTGTAACAGTGCTTGATCAAGGAACTGGACGTCAGTTATTACTTCCGTATGATAATGCTGTAAATTTACAAAAGAAAAATCCTGATAGGTATGTATTACCTCAAAAAGTAACTTTAACAAAGACATTATCTGATGGGCGTATAAGGAAAGTTGAAGTGCCTTTTGGTTCTAAAATGTATAATAAACTTATAAAGCAAGGTTTTGAGGTAGGCGACATAGAGGGGACTCCTGAGTTGAAGGCGTCGCAAGCTCTTAAAAGAATATCTCAAATTAAAAAAGCAATGGCGACTTTAGATAAAACTGATGTTGTAACAACGATGCTAGCTTCTTTAGACCCTAGTTTAAAAAATATGGTAGGGCAGAAAATAAGTCCTGCGCTTAAAAAACAGTTAATTGAGCAATGGAATAAAGAAATTGCTTATTTAAATAAATTTATCCCAGAGGGCTATCAAAGTGAGTCAATAGAAGATGAAGCGCTATTACCACCTAATCCTAAACCTGAATCTAAAAAAGTTCCAGAAGAAAATTATTATAGGAAAAACTTTCTTTTAGGGAGATAATAATGCTTTTACTACAAAAAGTTTTAGAAGATAGAGACTCACAATTTAGGGAATTAACCCCCCAGGAAAAAAGTAAAATTATTATTCAATTAGCAAATCAGCCAAGTAAATTATTTCAAGTTTTAAGGGAAAGAGACCCTGACTTTAAAAATTTATCTTTTGAGGAGAAAAAGCAGGTATGGGAACAATTATTGCAGGATATTAAACAGCAACGTGGAACGGATCTTTTAAAGAGCGAAATAGCCATTAAACAAGATACGCAAGGAGTAGAAGAGCCACCTAATATTTTTACTGCGGGTAAAAAGGTAGGAAAAGCATTATCAAGCGTTGAGCATGCTGCTAGGGGGCTTGTTGAGACGGGTGCATCTTTTGGAACTAGCACAGTTGCTTTTCCTGTTAGTGGTTTAGGGATGTTATATTATTTAGGTAAAGCCTTTGCGACAAAAGGCAAAATAGACGATGAGGATTTAAACGCAGCGGAAGAGTTTGGCAACAAGATAGCTTCTTATTTGCAGTATCAGCCAAAGACAGAATATGGTAGAATTTATAATGAGTATCTTAATAAAGTAATGGCTATCCCTCATGAAGCTGTTGTGGCTGCTGGTAACAAATTAGTAGAGAGAGGGTGGAATCCAGCGCTTGTGACGGCTTTAATGACTCCAGCGGAATTTGGTGCTTATGGAGTCTTGTTTAAAGGGTTAGAAAAACCTTTTGAAAGACCCGCAACGCCAGAGATTAAGGCGCCTAAAGATTTCTTAAAACCAACAGAAGAGCCAAAAACAGCGCCTAAAGAACCAGAACCAGAAATACCTAAAGAACCTGAGTTAAAATCAGAAGCGCCTAAAGAACCCACCAAACCAACAGAGCCAGAAGTAAAACCAGAACCAAAGTCAGAGCCAGCGCCAGAATCGGTAGAAACAGGCAAAAAATCTGAACGTGAACCCTGGGAGATGACCTTTGAGGAGTATAAAAAAGAATATTTTAAACCTGGGAGTGCTTATAATGAAGAGGCGCAGGAAACTTGGAGAACTTGGCAAAAACAAAAGTTGCAGGGTATAAGAGGGAAAAATGAAGAGTTGCCTTATGGCATTAAGGATTTTAAAGGTTTAGTAGATAAAATGGCAAGGGACTTTCATAAATATGAAGTAGATTTAGCTTTATCAAGAGGTGATAAAGTCCCAGAGAAAGTCTTAAAAGATTATCCTGATTTAGCTGAAAAATATAATATAAAAATAACGCCTAAAGTTGAAGTTAAAGAATCAGAACCAGTGCCAACGCCACCTAAAGAAACGCAAGAGATTGATAGTAGTATTGCTATCCCTCGCACAGAAGTGAGAAAATACAGACCTTATCCTTTAATGGGCAATAAAGAGCAGTTAATTAGCCAAAAGGGATATCATGAGATTATAAAAAAAGGCGTTGAGGAGTCTGATAGAGTTATAGATGCTTTCATGGGGACTGGAGTTAATTCAAATATTTTACCTTTAATAACTGATAAAAAGATCCCAGTCATTAAAAACGAATTTAATAAATTTAGGTATAATGTTTATAAGGCTTTACATGAGAACCCAGAAGCAGTTATTGACGGCGTTAAAAAACATATAGAGACCATTGAGAATATACATCGTCAACATGAGTTATATAAAGAAGCAAAAAAAGAGATCACAAACTATTTTAAAGAGCATATAGAAGATGATCCGTCTGTTTATATTGTGGCGCAGCATTTTTCTCCCTCAAGTAAACCAATTAATGAACCAAAAGATATCGCTGTTGATATTAGAAAAAATTTTAAAATACGTAATTTTAAACTTTTTAAGTCTGGAGAGATAGAGCAAAGATTAAAAAATATTGCATCTGTTCTTAAAGAATATCCTCATGAGATAAGACAAGGCGATGCCTGGAAGTTGATAGCCAAAGAAGCTAAAAAGGGCGATTTAGTTATTGTTGACCCTGATTATTTATCTGAAAAAGGGAGAAAAGTAGCTGGTTATGGCGCAACAATAGAGGATAAAAACTTAAAAACTTTTCTAAGAAAATTTGACAGAATCATCTTGCCAAAAGCTAAAAGAGGAGCTAGATTTATCATCACTAATACTTGGGATGAGGGGTTAGCAGAAGCCTTAAAGGAGAGGGGCTTTAAAGTTTTTAAAACTAAAAGAAGGAGTGCAAAAAGTGTCAAGGACGAACTTATCGCAACAAACTTTGATGAGAGAAGCGGAGAAGTTTATACCTTTCATGATACTGCAAATGCAGGACGAGGATCTGGAAAAGTTAGACAAGGACTTTCCAAAGAGGAAGGACAAAGACAGGATATTGGTTACGATGCTGGTAAATCCAAAGGAGAAGTGGAGGGAACTGGGAGTGCCAGAGTATCTGATGAAATACGAGGTGGAGGACGAGGATTAAAATATCGTGTAGATAAAGAGAAAGAGGCAGAGCCTGCTAAAAGCAATATTGAATTCAGACCCATTCCAGAAGGTAAGCGCAGGTCTGCTATCATAAAACTTCTATCCAAAAAACTAGATGTCCCCATCCGTATTGGTAGGTTTAGGACCAACAAAGGGAAAATACGTGGGATTTATAAACCTACCGAGAAGGTAATTAGACTTGCCAAAGCTAATGATATTGAAACTCTTTCTCACGAAATAGGGCATCACATCCAAAAGTTGTTAGGGTTTCCTGATACCCTGCCTGATGAGGTGCGCAAACTTGCTTATAAAGGGGCAGATGACCTTGACTCTGAGGGTTTTGCTGAATTTGTAAGATATTACATCACAAATCCAAGTAAAGTTAAAAAAGAAGCGCCTAATTTTTATACTGAATTTGAGAGACGTCTGGAGATGTTTCCTGACGTGCAAGATGTGCTTGATAAAGCAAGAGAGGCATGGCACATATGGCAACAATCTTCAGCAGTAGCTAGAATTGACTCTTTTATTGTAAGAGGAGGCGAAAAAAAACCATTACTCACAAGAGAAAAGTTAAACCAGATTTATACACAAGTAAAAGATGACCTACATCCTTTGCAGGTTCTTAAGAAAGAAGCCGAGAAAAGGGCAGGACGTAAATTATTAGTATTTGAGGATCCATATCTATTAGCTCGTTTAACTCGGGGTTGGGCTAGAAAAGCCGAGCAGTTTTTAAAGTATAAAACTTTTCAATATGATCTTGAAAAAGGCGTAAAATTTACAGGTAAAAGTTTAAAAGACATCCTTAAACCTGTTGCAAAAAGAGGTGAGTTGTCTTTATTGGAAGACTATTTAATTGCCAAAAGAGCTTTAAACGATGAGCGTATTCTTAAAGGATTTAAAGGCATTATTGCTAAAGAAGACTTTGAGACAGTTGTTAAACAATTAGAACCTAAATTTAAGGATGTTGCAGAAGAGCTTTATAAATATTCTGATGAGTTGTTAAAATACTTAGTGGATAGCGGCAGGATAAGTGAAGATGTTGCTAAAATGATTAGAGAGAAAAACTTATTTTACGTGCCCTTTTATCGGGTGATGGACTATGAGCCTCCAGTGGGCGGTTTAAGTAGTAAAAAATTTACTAATCTGTTTAATCCCATTAAAAGATTAAAAGGGTCTTCTAGGGACATTTACAGTCCGTTGGAGAGTTTAATATATAATACTTATACGATGATAAATATTGCAGAGAGGAACAGAGTAGGGCATGCGTTAAATGAGATTGCAAAAATCCCTGGGATGGGTAAGTTTATTGAGCGTGTTCCTTTCAGGATGAAACCTGTTAAGATGACTAAGGCGGAAGCTTTAAAGGCAATAGTAAAAGATTTACCAGAGGAAGAGCGAAAAATATTTCTAAAAGAGTTAAAAGACCTGCCTAAAGAAGAGCTTAATAAACTGGTAACAACATTCAGACCACATATAAAAGCGGGACCAAACGAGGCGATCTTTTATGTAGATGGTAAACCTGTTTTATTTGAACTTGACCCAGAATTAGCTAAAGCGCTCAATAATGTTGATGCTGCCAATACCAGTGTATTAGTAAAAATTTTAAGTTATCCTGCCCAATGGTTAAGGGCGGGTGCGACTACATTTTCTCCTGAGTTTGGTTTAAGAAACCCTGCCAGAGACCAATTGACTGCCTTTTTACAAAGCAAATACGGTTTTAAACCAGGGATAGACTTCTTAAGGGGTTTATTCCACATGATAAAAAAGGATGAGCTATGGCAAAAATATAATGCTAGTGGTGCTGCACATAGTGCGCTGGTTTCTCTTGATAGAGATTATTTATCTCAGAATCTTAAAAAATTAATAGGCGGTAGTAAAATAAAAGGACTAGTTAAAAATCCTTTAGAGCTTATACAGACTTTATCAGAGTTTACTGAAGAGGCAACAAGAGTTGGAGAGTTTGCTAGAGCCTTAAAGAAAGAAGGAGGATCCTATGAGGGACTTTTAAAAGCTGGTTATGCAGGCAGAGAAATAACGATGGATTTTGCGAGACAAGGCGGGACAGCTGCTAGATATTTAAATACTATCAGTGCCTTTTGGAATGCAAGGATTGAAGGTATAGACAAAATGATAAGAACATTTAAAGAGCAGCCTGTAAAAACTTCTGCTAAAGCTTTTTTAGGGATAACGTTACCATCTATATTGCTTTGGTATATCAATAAAGACGATCCTTATTATCAGGAACTCCCTGAATGGCGCAAGGTGCTATTCTGGAATATTGTTTTACACAATGACGATGGGACATTAAAAGCCATTATCTCCCTTCCAAAACCCTTTGAGTATGGTCTTCTTTTTGGATCTACAATAGAGTCTGCTCTGGATTGGATATACCATGATAATCCTGATAGCATGAAGGAGACGGCTAATCAAATAGCACAAGCTTTAAAACTTGTTCCTCTCCCAACGGCAACAGTTCCTATAATTGAATGGTGGGCTAATAAAAGCATGTTTTTTGATAGACCGATTGTTCCTCGTGGTAAGGAAATACTAGAACCAGTTTTACAATACGGACCTCATACATCTAAAACAGCAAGGGTAATAGCAGAGATTATGGATAAAATCCCAGGGCTAAAGGAAGTAGCAAGTCCAGCTAAGATTGAAAATCTCCTTCATGGTTATTTTGCTGCTGGTGGTTCTTTAGCGTTGAAAGCTGGAGATGAGTTAATTGAACATTTTAAGATTATAGATGTTCCACCAGATCCAAAAATGACTTTGGCGGATATCCCTGGAATAAGAGCTTTTATAGCTCGTTTTCCATCTGCTAACACAAAATCAATTGAGGACTTCTATAAAGAATATAACGAGTTAAATAGAAAATGGGAGAGCGCTAAAGAAAGAGCAGGGATAAGAGGCTATGGTATAAAAACTGCGATTCCACAAAAATTATTGCGTTATCGTGCAGCAGCAAAGGCTTTAAGTATATTAAGAAAAAAAGCAGACATAATATACAATAGCAAAAAATTAAACGCAGATGAAAAACGAGAAATGCTTGATAATATTTATTTAAGCATGATTAACGTTGCTAGAGCTGCTTTAAATAAAGAAAAAATTTAATAAAGGAGGGGAGTTTATGGAACTCTGTCCTTTACATGAAAAGTTAGAGTCTAAAATAGATGATATTTTTGAAAAATTGAGTAACAGGAAAAGCGCTGATGATGTTCAAGATGAGCGCCTTGATAGAATAGAGGACGCTATTCAGCGAATTGAACAAAAAACTGATTGTTTAAAGAAACAAATTTCTCAGGTTTCTACAAGAGTTGGCATTATCATGGGCGTATTTTCAACGATTATTGCTATTTTACAGGTTTTACCTGTTATAAAAACTATATTAAAATAATTGAAAACGTTATAAATGAGTTTGGTTATGATTTGAACAAAATAGCCATAAACCTTTAATCAGAGAGGTTAAGAGATGGTTAAAGATCTTGATTATCTTTTTAAAAGATTAAAGGATATTGATGAGGCGGTAAATTGTTTAAGGAAGTGCCTTCAAGCGATGCAAGCTGAGCAAGAGAAAGTAGAACCTAAAGAAGTTAAGGAGTTAAAAAAGCGCCTTAAAAAACATGAAGGATTAAGATTATTCCCTTACCGTTGCCCAACTGGACATCTGACTATTGGTTATGGACATAATCTTGAAGCTAAAGGGATAACGCCTGACGTTGCTGAGATGCTCTTAGAGAAGGATATGCAAGATGCTTTTTATGACCTTAAAAAGTTACCAGAAGAGTCCTGGAAGCATCTTAACCTGAGACGCCAATGTGTGCTTGTAGAGATGATATTTAACATGGGAGTGACAAAAGTTTTAAAGTTTAAGCATATGCTAAAAGCGCTAGCAGAGAAGGATTATAAACGAGCTGCTGAAGAGATGCTGGACTCTAGGTGGGCTGAACAAGTGGGAGAGCGTGCTAAAACTTTAGCCAAAATTATGGAGGAGGGATGATGGCTAAAAAGAAAAAGAATTGGATACCTAAAGATTTAAAGAAGGGCGCTTTTACTGCTTATTGTAAAAGGCAGGGATTTAAAGGTGTGACAAAGGCGTGTATTGAGAAGGCTAAACGGAGTAAAAATCCTACAACTAGGAAAAGAGCAATCCTCGCTGAGACCTTCAGGAAGATGGCAAAAAAGAGAAAGAAAAAATAAAGAGGGCAAGGCAATCGCCTTTACCCTCTGAGAAGCCATAGAAGCCGTTTTAAACGCCCTTTCTTTACTTTCTAATAGTTTATATAGGCTAGGGCTAAAAATAGCGCTCTAGCCTTTTTAAATCGCTTACAGCCATATCCATGGTCATATTGGCATCTAATTCAGGGTCTATTTTTTGATAGAGTTTAAATAGATGGTCTATAATTTTCCCTAGCCGTTTCTTCTCCTCTTTATCGTTCACCTTCTCCCAAATATCATTGCCTAGTCCCAGCAGGAAGTTTAAATAATACTTTAGGTCAATCTCATCATAGTTTAAACTTTCAAAAAACTCTTTGCTTTTATTCATAGTGGTTTTTAACTGTTTATGTAAATTACCCTTAAAACTACCATAAATAAGTTTTTTAACAGCGTCCCTTTGGCGTCTTAAGGCGTTTATATACGCCCAACTGCCTCTGGGTAATCGGTGCTCTTTTGCCATTAAGACAAAAGGATTATCATCAATGCACGCTAAAAAGAAAAACTTTTTTTGGTCTTTTTTAGCCATTTCCTACCTCCTTCACCTCGCTAAACTGAACTATGCTCATCATTGCCTTTGCTTTTCAAAGCTACTCAATGCCTTATTTTTAACTAGAGATATATGTATAAATTATTTTAGTATAAGGATTGTAATTAAATTCTACCACATTATAAAGATGGACTTTTTCAAATGGTTCGTCTATAAACGCTATCAATTTAAAAGTGTCAGCATCCAAGATAAAAACTTTTTTAACATCATCAATTACTTTTGTCTTAAAAAATCCCATTGCTGTCTCATAAATAAGATAACAATCGTTTCCTTTTATTGTTAACGTTTCTTTATTAAAGCGATAGCGGACGATTTTTTTGCCTCCTTTTAATAAAAACATCTTAATCCTCCTTTTTAGGTTTATAGTTTTGGCAATCGGTCACAAAATTTGTCCAAGAGCAGTGCCCTTCCCAAAAAGTTGAGTGGAAAGGGCAATCTGTATTATTACAAGGTTTTACATGTTTGTAATATTCTACTCTTAACTCCTCAATCGCTTGTTCATATTCTTTGATTTTATTTACTATTTCTTTAACTTTTTGCATTTTTACCCTCCTTTAATTTAAACGTTACGAAGCCATGCTATACGTTACCGCTGCTTTGCCTTTCCTTGCTTTCCTTTACCCTCACCTCACCACACCTTACTTTACCTCTGCCAATGCTTTGCTTTTGATTGTTTTACAATTCTTTACCTATGCCTTACCTCACCTCTCCTTACTTTACCATTACATTGCCACACCTTACCAAACTTTCACATGGCTCTTCCAAACCTTACCTTGCCCATGCAAGGCATTACCCACCATGCCCTGCTCCGCCAATGCCTATGCTTTGGGACACAAAGCCTTGCCTTTGCTTTATAAAGGGACCGCATTGCCAAGCTTTGCATAACTGAACTTTAAAATGCATTGCCTTTGCCTTTACTATGCAATTCATCGTCGTTGCCCAGCAGTTCTCCGCCCTTGCTTTTCCTAGCTAGACCTTGCCTTTGCCTACTCAGCAGTCATTACTTTACCTCACCTTTGCTCCGTTTTTTCTTTTCTTTTATACGTTCCCACTTAAAACGTCCATAACCTGCGTTTCTCCACTGACCTAACCCTTTGAATTTCCCATAATCCAGAAGCGCCTCAATCACTTTAAAATTTAACTCTTTATGGGGAAGTAGCGTAATTTTTACTTCAAAGGACATCGGTTCAATATAGTCAGAGGACACAAGTGATACCCTGGGACCCTGCGGGGTCATTGCCCTTAACGGGCGCTGAAGAGTTCCATCTGGATGTTCCTTAAGCCAGATCCAATCAGGTTCTACAAAAACGTAGTTGTCTATTTTAGACTTAAGATTTTTAATTTTTAAAGACTCTTTTAGGACATTCCCTGCCTCTTTCAAAAAGCCTTTTATTTGATAAGCTTTTAAGTATATTCCGTCAGGATCCGTATAAAAACCAGTCTCATTATCACCATCTGGAGTCATCTTCTGTTCAATTTGTTGCTGCATCTCCTGTTCATCTAATTGTTCAGGGTCCTCATCAGTTAAGTCTTTACTGTTACCAAAATATTTTTCCTGAACATATTTACGGAAAAGTTCTTTATTTTTGGGTAAACTGCCTAAAAGTTTCTCCAATAAAATTATTTTATAGCACCTGCTTTCAAATTCTAAATCGCTCATTTTTACCTCCTCTCGTCTTTAAATAATTCTTTTTTACAATATAAAATTTTACCTTCACATAGCTCTAATTTTATATATATTTCTTCTTTATAAGAAAAATCTTGGACAACATTAATCTCTTCAGGTTCACCAAATAAAGGGCAGTCATCCTTACAGGGTTCTGCCCTGTTACTTTTAGGGCAAATCATAGTCTTAAAAAGACTGCCTCTTTTTATTTCTAAAATACCTCTTTCAGTTATCCTGAATATCATCTTTTACCTCCTCTCTTTAGTTTTATTAGCCCTTGCCTTATCTCGTCTTTAGTCCATATGCACAAGTCTTTTGCGTATGGGTTATAAAGGCGTCCGCACATCTTCTTAACCCTTACCCATGCTGCGCAATATCTCTCGCAAAAGAGTTCTGGCACTTTCTCAATTTTAGGATACATCTTACATTCCTAAATGTTTTACTTTTTTCCTCAGTTCGGCAAATTCTTTTTTGATGTCTTCAGGCATATCAGGGGCATCATCTCTTAAAAATCTTAATATTATCGGATCACCAGAAGTAGTTACATATTCAGTCGGATATTCCTTCCTTAAATGTTTACAATTGTGCTCTCGGCAACAAACGTAAAGAGTTTCATTAATTATTAAATTGCCTAGTATTAGATTACCACATCTCTCACACATCGGATTCGGATAAATGGCATACAACGGTTCTTTTTTTCTAGGCGCAATTAGAATATTTTCCTCCCACTCCTTAGCTATCTCGTAACAATCTTTTAATTCACTACTAATTGCCTTTAGAGTTTTAAATTGTTCCTCAGAAACCTCGTGACTTAAGGCGTTTATTTTTATCCAAACTGATTTAATTTTTTCTTTAAGCATCTTTTGCCTCCTTTTTAGTTTTGGCTTTAGTTTTTTTGATTTTACCAAATCTCATTGAGATTGTTGGGCTTAAATATAATCTGTTATTTTCATCTATTTGAAGTTCCTCTAAACCATTTTCTAATAAAAAAATTTTTAATTGTTCTTTTACCTGTTTCAAAAAACCTTCTGCTATTAAAACCTTACTGGCAAGTTTAACAGCCTCTTCAACGCTGGTAATCGCTACAGCTTTTACTTCCTGAAGCTGATTTTCCGCATAACAATCTTTTATAAACGGACAATAACCGCAATGGTCTCCAGGTCTGCATGGAAAGTCCTCTGTGGTCAAAATAGTCTCACTGATCGTCACTAATTCCTCTTCAAAGTCTTTAAGATCATCTATATTGTAAACAAACCGCTTATAAAAATTACCTTTGAGACTTACAAAATAGCTTGTGAAAAACTGTAAATCAGGATATTTTTTAGATAACAACAAAGCGTAAATTTTTAATTGCTCATCATCGTTGGGCAGGTTATATAACTTCCAGTCCGCTATAGCACAACTTAAACTATTATTAATGCTATAGCAGTCAATTACGCCTTTAAGGGTAAAGGTCAAAAAGTCTTCTTCAAAAACCTCTTCAAAAACAGGATTTGTAAAATTCCTTTCAAAGGCGGGCTTAAAAAAATCTGGTATATTGCCTTTTGCAATCTTCTCATGTTCAGTAGACCCTTCTAACATCTTTTGGGTGGGCGCAGCCTTGCGCCCCTCAACATAAGTATAATAATATTTTTTTGGACAAGTTTTAAATGTTTTTATTCTAGAAAAACTAATCATCTTAAACCTCCTCTTTTAATAAGCTTTCAAAGTTTTTACCATTACCGTTTTTCTTTTCTTTTTTCATTAACCCTTCAATGTGTTTTATAATTTCTCCCTGGTTGCCTTCAAACTCTTCAAATAGCTCAATAAGGTCTGGGGTCTTAATTTTATATTTTTTAACCAAATTTTTTAAATCATCGGTCGCCACTTCTCTTATCTTTTCTATTGTCCACTCTTCTTCTGGTTTAGTCTCGGACTCTGCAGGTTCAGATGCGGGTGATACTTCAGCATCTATTATTTCAGGTGGGGTATCAGCAATCTCTTCTGGAGTATAAATACCAGCAATAACCCCTGGATAAACGGTGCGGATACCTTCACTAATAGTTCGTGCTCTCAACATAGCTCGTGGGTATCTTTTCCAGTTAGAACCAGCTTTATCAAATAAACCAGCATTTTTAGCCATCTGTATTGTCCATTCAATAGTTACGCTGCCACCTTGAGGATGGCTGAAAGTAGCTCGTGCTTTTGTGTCCGTAAGCTCATGCCACTCAACACGTCCGCCTACTTGCTGAAATCTCGCCAACATGGCATCCGCTCGCATGGCTGGACGACCCTGGATAATATGATATTCCTGTATTGCCTTCATCGGATGGAGACCTTCCGCTTGTGATAGCAACATCAGCGCCACAGCCTGTTCCTTTCTAGTTATCCCAAATAACCCACTCTTAACTACATAGTCCGCAATTTTTTCTACTTCTACAATACCAAATTCTTTTGGCGTTAAACTTTTTTCTGACATCTTATACCTCCTCTTTCTCCTTTATAAAATAATCCATTTCTTATGTTGGAAAACAGACTTCTTTATAATGCGTCCATTTTCCAACTTTTCCTCAATTACCCTTCTCTCACTATGAGAGAAAAGGTAGCGAGGATATTTACCAGAACCATCCTCTAAACTTTTACAATACCTAGCCATCAGCCACATAAAAGCTGGTGAGCCTGCTGGAAAGATAATCCCAGCGTAAGAAAAGTTATCAGGAAAGATCTCTTCCACCACCCGACGAGCGAGATTTTTTAATGCATCCTCGTCAGAGGGTGTGTTGAGGAGTTCTTCCCGAAGATACTCAGGAAGTTCCTCAATTTCTACAGGCTCAAGGAAAATTTTCTCCAGCTCTTTTATTTGAGCTGGCGTGAGATCGTGGTTTAATATTTTTAAAATTTTTGTCATAACAACCTCCTTTCAAATATTTTTTTTTTACTTTCCTTCCAAATGACCTCGTTGTTGAGAGCTATTATATAATTATATATTATGTTGTCAAGAAAAAAAATAATAAAATTTTAAAAAAAATTAAATAAAAGGGGGTAAGTATATGAAATATTTAAATGTTTCCGAGATAAGAGATATTTTATTAAAGAAGGGAATAAAAATGAGCTATATGTCAGTGAGAGATCTTACACGTGATCCTACTTTCCCTGAAGCCGTCTATCTTCCAGGATATGTTAAACCTAGATGGAAGAAACAGGATGTATTAAAATGGATTGATAACTATTTAAACAAAAGGAGTAAAGGTAATGAGTAAAGTGGCTATTTTAGGCATTGACCCAGGGCAAAAAGGCGGGTGCGCTTTAATAAGGGATGGTGAATTAATAGAACTCCATCCCTTTACGAGAGATCGCTTTGAGAATGTAATGCTTTTAAAAAATATACTTGATAAAGATTATTCTTTTCATGTTATAGTTGAAGAAGGGCATGCATTTAAAGGGCAGGGTGTAAATTCTGTCTTTACTTTTGGTTTTTTTCACGGCATGATTTACGGTGTGTTCTGCGGTAAAGCGCCTGTTGTTTATGTCCGCCCTCGTGATTGGCAAAAGTTTCATGGGTTAAACAAAAAAAGAACCACCAAAAACCGTAATGTCTGGCGGAGAGAGCGTAAAAAGATGTCTGTCCAGAAGGCAAAAGAGCTTTATCCTGGATGGGCAAGCAAAATAAAAAACCACGACGGCATGGCTGAGGCTATCTTGATTGCAAGATATGGGATGGCTTTATTAAAAACATAGCCTGATAACCCTATATATGGGTTTAAAAGACATAATAGAGTGCTGTAAATAGAATAATATTTAAAAATAAACTTATATGTCTGATAACCCCAAATATAGGGCTGAAAAGATATAAAAAAGGGGTATTTTGATATGGCAGATAAAATAAAAGCAATTAAAAAATACGGGAGAAAAGCAAAAGGGAGAGCTAGTTTGCTGAAATATTTACAGGGAGAAAAAATTAGTAAAAATGAAGCCATCCTTGCTAAATGCTATGATTGCATGGGTTACTATGCGGACGGGATAGGTGATTGTGGAGTGAAAGATTGTCCGCTGTATCCTTTTAACCCTTATAAAAACACAAAGGAGTAAAAAAATGGGTAAAAAAGTTCCAGAACCTGTGGAACACATTGTTGCAGCCATAATGAAAGAAAAGGGCTGCAGTAGGCAAAAGGCTTATCAAATAGCCGTTGGAAGATTGCAAAAGTTGGGTTACCTCAAAAAAGGCACGTTAGATCTTACTAAAAAAGGTAAAGCTAAACTCTCAAAACATTATAAAGAACCTAAAAAAGTAAGGTTAACCAAAGTTAACAAGGCTAGAAAATACAAAAAGAAAAAACTATAAAGGAGGTGTTTATGCAATATAATTTATCTAAATATAAAAAAATCGCTATTTGTGGCGCTCATGGCGTCGGCAAGACCACCCTTGCTAAAAAAATGAGTGAGAGTTTTGGATTGCCCTATATCCCAGAATTTGCTAGGGATCTGCTTAACGCCACCGATGGATTTAATTGGCGGACAACAGAAGATATAACATCTTGGTGGCATTTTGAACTCGCTATCATCTTCAGCCATCTTTTTACTGTTAAAAACAGAGAGCGCTTTATATCTGATAGATCCATCTGGGATGTCCTTGCCTATATCCATTTAAAAAGTATAGACTGTCCAGATGTGGGTGAGAGCTTTCATATTTTACAGGAACTTATTAATAAACATCATCCTCTATACGACGCAATCCTCTTTTGCAATCCACCAGAGGGGTATAACGATGAACCAGGATGGGTTATTCATTATATTCTTAAAGAAATGTTAAAAGATGTGGAAGATGTGTTGATCTTCAATATTTATAGGGGAGACGTGTTGATTTATAATGACAAGTCAGTAGAGGTTTAAAATGAGCAATGAGCCTGCCTTTATGGCGGGCTTTAAAACGCAAATATAAACTTCTTAAGGAGGAAAATATGAATATAGAAATAGAAGTATTAAACGAAATCTTAACGCATAGGGCAGAAGTCCAGAAAAATTTGGCTATAATAAGAGCAGAGCTTGAACAAAGGGGGATTATGCATGACATTAGCAAATTTGAGGATGTAGAATTTGACGCTTTTGTTACAACTCGCCCAAAATTTAAAAAAGCTAACTATGGAAGCAAGGAATATAAAGAATGCGAGGAACAAATAAAACCAGCTCTAGATCACCATTATTCAACTAATAGACATCATATCAAATATCATCCACACGGATTTGAAGATATGAACTTATTGGATATATTGGAGATGTTAGCAGATTGGAAGGCAGCATCAAAAAGAAGTCCTAATTTATCTTTTAAAGATTCTTTAAAAATTGCTTTTAAAAAATATGAAATCCCTAAAAACATGCAAAGGCACATAATAAAAACTCTTGAATATCTTAACTGGTTATAAGAGAGAGGGTGCAAATATGAGACACGTTTACCTTAAAAGACCATTACAACAGCAACAACAACAAAAATTGCCTGATAACGTTAAAGATCGCAAAATTTTTAGGGTGAAAGATTCTGTCTGGGGTAAATTTGCAGGATACGCCAAAATGCTCCGCTTAACTCAGGCAGAGTTCCTGGAGAGATTATTGGACCTTTTTGAACAGCAAAAATAAATAATCCCTTGCCTAAATTTTTTTTGAAGATTTTTTTGTAAAACGACTTGACAAGATATGAAAAGCTTATATAATAAACCAAAAAAACAAAGGAGGTAAAAAATGGCTAAAAAATCTAGGTTTATTAGAAGTGTTGACGATCAGACTTGGTTTAAGTTTGCTGGGTATAGCAAGCTTGAAGGCAAGACGCAAGCACAATTTTTGGCATCTTTAATTAAACTTTACGAGCAATTTAACGGAGAAAATCTTGAAGAGGCTGCTCTTAAACTACAAAAAATACTAGAAAAGAGGCAAGTTGATCACTTCACAATCTTTAAATTTACCACTGAGTGGAAGGCTTGCTTGGGAACTCCAAATCTTGACACTGGAGAAGGAAGGGAACAAGTAAGGAAGTTAAAAGGTTGTAAAACATTAGCTGAGGCTGTAAGATGGGCTATTGAAAATCAAGTGGAACCCTATTAAAAAAACAAACTCCGCTCTCCTGGGCGAGGGCGGAGATTAGAGGAGGTGAACAATGGCAAATAGACGTATGATTTCAAAAACAATTATTGATAGCGACTATTTTTTAGAAATGCCTTTGTCTGCTCAATGTCTTTACTTCCACCTGTTGGCACGTGCCGATGATGACGGCTTTATAGACTCCCCAAAGAAAATAATGCGCATGCTGGGCGCAACAGAGGACGATTTAAAAGTATTGCTAGCTAAACAATTTATTATTGCCTTTGAGAGTGGCGTGATAGTTATTAAGCACTGGAGAATTCATAACTATATCAGAGGGGATAGGTATAAACCAACTTTTTACAGAAAAGAAAAGGCAATGCTGGAACTGGACGAAACAAATACATACTGTCTGGTATACCAACGGGATACCAATGGTATACCAACTGACATACCAGATGACATACCACCTGACATACCAGATGGCATACCAGATGACATACCAATGGTTGCCAAACGGGAGACCCAGGTTAGGTTAGGTAAGGTTAATATAAATAAAAGAGATAAGAAGGAGGTTATAAGTAAAGTAGTAGCTTATAGAGATAATAGCAAAAAACATACCAAAAATAACCCTTCCACCTCTTCTTTTTTTGAAAAAACTAATAACAACAGTAAAAACTCTAAAGAGTCTAGTGATACCTTAAAAGGAAATATAGAAAAATTAACTGATGAGCAATATATTAGCTATATAGAGCAAGAGTTTAAGAATATACCAGAAAAAACAATAAAAAAATGGAAGCAGCAATATCCAGACGCTGACGTCGAGGTAGAGACGCTAAAAGCACTTGACTGGCTTAAAGATCATCCCAAAAAAAGACGTAAAGACATTAAGCGCTTCATGGTTAATTGGCTTAAAAAGGTTAAACCAGCGGAAAGAGGGTTCCAGTTTCAGTTGGTTTTGTAGGGAGGGGATAAATGGATATAAGAAAAGATCTTATTTATGAAGCCGAACAAACAGTCTTAGCCTTAATCCTGCGAGAGAAAAAAAGTTTTGAAAAAGTAGCAAATTATTTAACGCCTGCTGACTTTATAGAGAGATTGCATAGGCAAATTTACGAAGCTTGTTTGACTCTTAAAAGAGAAGGCAAAACCGTTGATTTGCTAAACATTAAAGAATATTTTACCTCAAAAAATATAGATTTTCCTTATACTTATCTGGTAGAGTTAATTGAAACTCCTATTTTAAGCGACATCTCCGATGCTGCTAAAAAGATTAAAGAGAATACGGTCAAACGGAAATTGTTAGCCAAATTGAAAAACTTCACGGCTAATCTGGAGAAAGACTTTTCTTATCTCACCCTTGAAAATATTGACCTTGTAAAGGTTTTTAATGAGGTCCAAGCGGACATTAAACAGGTTAAGGTTCAAAACTGGAAAAGTGCTGATAAGATAGATGTTGATAGTCTCCAGGTGGTAGAGAGCTTTCCTTTAGGTATTAAGATCCAAAATGGAGCAATCTGGGGTCTGGCAGGCGCTACATCTACTGGAAAAACCGAACTGATGATTGATGTTGCTAATGTTTATTGCCAAGAGAGTGATAATAACGTGGTGTTCTATGCCCAATACGAGGGCACAGAACCTGACTTTGAAATTAGACTCTCTAGAAAAAATATAAACGCTAAGAATTTTTACTATGCTATCAAGCCAGAGTTTTGGCAGTATCTTGACTTCATTGATGATTTTAAAGATAAAAATATTTTTATAGTAGTAGATTATCTTCAAATGTTTGGGAGGCGTTTGAAAAATAAAGACAAACGGGCGTATGAACCTCTTAAAACTTATGTAAACTCTATCTTTAACTTTTTTGATGATATACGCTTTAAATATCCTAATGTGTCAGTATGCTTGCTACTTTCTTTATCAAAAGCAGGAATAATTGAAACAAGCAAAGACAGGATAAATCTTAGGTTAAATTATTTAAATGCTATAAAAGAAAGCGGTGATATCCAGTATGATTTGGACTATACCTATGGGCTTCTTTTTACCGACGATATGAAAGAATATCATCTCTCTCGCCTGAACTCCAACGGTGAGAGCAGAAAAAAAATTATATGCGCCTTTATCAAGGGAAATCGCATAGGCGCAACGATAAGAGATGTGGTCTTGGAATACAATGTTGAGAGCAATTCTTACTTTAAGAAGGGGACATTTACGAAATAACCCCCTGAGAGGCGAATAATGGCTTTTTAAGGCGGGGGAAAACAATTTTAAATAGTTTTTGTATAGGTAAAAATTTAAACGCAAAATAAGGGCAATTATGGCGCTCTCAGGGGTGGGTGTTAAGAAAATCAATATTTTATAAAAAATCTCAAAAAAAACTTTGACAAATCTTGACAAAATAGTTAATTTTCTTTTAAAGTTAAAAAAACCTTATAAAATTATGAGATATGGCTACAAAAGATAAAATTTTAGAAGAGATAAATAAGCTGCCAAGACGGTTAAAAAAAGTGATGCTCTTGCTGATAAAAGAAGAGAACTGGACAAAGTCGTTTAGTCAGTTTTGTAGAGAGCACGATTTTAACGAGCCATCTCTTAGGGATGCAATTTGTAAGTATGGCACTCAGCGCTTTTGGGAACTCCGTTCACGTTATGTTAAAGCGGCACTGGAAGAGCACATGCCTAAAGTTTATGAGGCGATGCTTGCCAAAGCTTGCAAGGGAGATCCGCAAGTGCTGAAGCTTATTTTGCAATGGCGGGGTGAGCTTGTGAATAAGCATGAGCTTGAAGGGAAAGGGGTAGTAAATTTTAATTTTAATCTGGATAGTGATTAAGATACCCATTGGCTGCGCAGCCTTATACATATAGCCATGAATATAAATTATAAGCCAACGCCAACATTAAAGCGCTTTCACAAGAGCGACGCCTTTATGCGTGTTGTGATAGGTCCTGTGCGCAGTGGTAAATCCACTGCTATGTGCATGGAGATCATGCGGAGGGCTTGCCAACAGAGACCCTTCAAAGGCGTCCGCCATAGTCGTTGGGCTATTGTCAGGAATACCTACCCAGAGCTAAGGGACACCACGCTGAAGACTTGGTTGATGTGGTTTCCAGAGGAACATTTTGGCAAGTTTAATTGGCAGCAGATGACCCATTACGTTAAATTTTATTTGCAGGATGGGACGTTGGTAAAGGCGGAGGTCCTTTTCAGGGCGTTGGATAGACCGAGTGATGTTAGAAAGTTACTCTCCCTAGAGCTAACTGGTGGGTGGATAAATGAGGCAAGGGAAGTTCCTAAAGCAATTGTTGATGCCTTGGGGGATAGAGTAGGGCAATATCCGAGCAAGATGATTGGCGGATGCACATGGCGGGGCGTGATGCTTGATACGAACCCACCAGATGAAGACCATTGGCTTTACAAACTTGCAGAGGAAGAGCGCCCAGAAGGCTGGGAGTTTTTTAAACAGCCTGGGGCATTAATAGAAAGGGACGGCAAGTTTATTCCGAACCCAAAAGCCGAGAATATAGAAAATTTAAACGAAGGGCATAATTATTACCTTACAAGGTTAGCAGGCAAATCGCCTGATTATATTAGGGTCTATTATTGCGCTCAATACGGCTTTGTTATAGACGGAAAGCCAGTCTTTCCAGAGTATGTAGATGCCGTGCATTGCAGCTATGAAATATTAAAGCCAGAGCGTGATTTGCCCATTTATATAGGGCTTGACTTTGGGCTTACTCCTGCTGCTTTATTTGCCCAAAGGCTTGTTAATGGGCGTTGGATTTGGTTTGATGAGCTGGTGAGTGACAATATGGGCATCTCCAGATTTGCTGAGTTATTATTAAATAAAATCCATCGTGAGTATCCAGGGTTTAAGTTTGAGATATATGGAGACCCTGCTGGGCAACAGCGGGCGCAAACTGACGAAAAGACTTGCTTTCAGATACTTCACGCTAAGGGCATTCAAGCAGTGCCAGCGCCTACAAACGATTGGACAACTAGGCGTGAGGCGATTGCAGTGCCTTTGAGCCGTTTAATAGACGGCAAGCCAGGGCTAATAATCTCGCCTAAATGTAAAATGGCTAGAAAAGGGCTTGCTGGCGGATATTGCTATAAGCGCATACAGATAGCTAACGATGAGCGTTATAGAGATAAGCCTGATAAAAATATTTATTCACACGTAATTGACGCTGCTGGTTATGCGATGTTAGGCGGTGGTGAAGGGAATAGATTAGTAACTGGCGGGCAAAGTATGACGTCTGAAGAGGCTAGAAAACTTTATATCCAAAATTTGCCACCAGATGCTAGGCAATACGTTAATTTTGATTTTGGAGGATTTTAATGAGCGCCGAACGTAAAGAATTTGAAGATGCCTACATGGCAGCGATAACACATTGGTCGCCTTTCTTAGTTGAGGCTGAAAAAGATCTCAATATGGCGCTGGGAGATCAATGGGACGCTGCGATGAAAGCGTATTTAAAGCAAAGAAGGCGTGAAGCCTACGTCTTTAACAAGATACATAGGATAATTAAATTAATTACTGGGTTTCAGCGTAAGAACAGATTATCTCTAAAATTTGAGGCTTTACTTGGCGGAGATAGCCAGACCGCATCTCAATTTACTAAAGCTGTAATGTGGCATATGCAGTATGCTGGTGGCTATCAAGAGATGAGCGAGGCTTTTGAGAAAGGCGCTTTGATTACGGGAATTAATTTAGTTCATCTTTACGTTGACCGTTTAACAGACCCAATTAACGGAGATATCAGATTTTCCAGATGCCCTTACAATAGTTTTTTGCTTGACCCAAATATAGCCAAAAAAGATTTGAGTGATTGTGCCTATATCCTCCGTAGGAAATATCTCTCAAAGGAACAGGTAAAGGCGCTGTTGCCCTGGGCGGAAAAAGATATTGAGTTAATAAAGCCAGGGAGTGGTGATAATAAGTTCCCACAATTAAAGCCAGCTTTAAAAAACCCTTATGCTTATGACGAATTCTGGCGCATGGATACTAAGAAGATATGGCTGGCAACACTGCCTGACGGTTCTTTTAAGCAATTTGAAAACAAAAAAGAGATTGAGCAACTGTTTGAAATGTATCCTCCACTAGCCGAGCACATTAAAATTATTCCATCTTGGAGAAAAATAATAAAATTGCAGGTTTTTGTGGAGGGCAATTTACTTTACGACGGCGATTCTCCCTGGATAACGGACAATTATCCTTTTGTCCCTGTCTGGGGATTCTTTACTCCAGAGGTTAAGAAACCAGACTTAAAGATTTTTGGGATAGTAAGGGTTGCCAGGGACCCACAAACAGAAGTTAATAAACGCAGAAGCCAAATGATAGACATTATTGAGTCAACAATTGCCGCAGGATGGAAGGCAAAAGAAGGGAAACTCGTTGATCCAAATGCATTATACCAAAGCGGGCAAGGGCTAGTGGTATGGCTTACAG